ATCCTATGGCACGCTGATATGGGCCGTGGGGAGCATGATTTCATGCAAGAGACCTTCCCTGATCGGCCGTGGTGCATGATCGGAGGAGGGTGCACTATCGGGCTGCGATGCATCAACCTCGGATATCTGATGGGTTTTAGGAAGATGCATGTCTATGGGATGGATTCGTCCATCGATCGTGGGCATTACGCGGCCGAGGCAGAAGCATTGACCGGGGTTCGAGCGACTGAATTCGACGTCGTTTGCGCCGGTCGGACGTTCAAGGTTGTCCCGTACCTTGCCCAGCAAGCGCAAGATTTCTCAGACTTGATGCGCAAGACTTTCGCAGGAAAGATTGATATTATCGCCCATGGGGATGGGCTTATCCCTCACATCTGCCGCACAATGCGCAAGGCCGGCGAATGCCAGCGCAAAGCGGCCTAACCGAAAGGACACCCTTTCCATGTCTGAGTTGATTTCGCCCATGATGAAGGTTCAGGAAGGGAAGGAATTTTCCCTCGTCCAATTCAAATGGGAAACCGAGAAGAACAACTTCCAGTCCGGTCGGGTTGGCCGGCCGATCCATGACAAATACCTGAAAGCCTATGTGACTTCCCCCGGCATGAAGAACCAAGTGGCGGTTCTCGTCATCGAGCGTCACATTTGGCAGGGGGACAATGTCCCGGCCGATGTGAAGATCAATCATGAGCTTCGCGACCGTTACCGGGCGCAGCTTGCCGCATGGGAATCCGGGAATTCCGATTCCATGACCGGCACGCCCCTTTCCGAACTGAAGGCGCTTGACGTGTCGTGGCAGGCGTCTTTGCGGGAGATGGGGATACACACCATCGAATCGCTTGCCGGCCTCCAGGACTCGGCCCTTTTCCACGGCGCACGTCCGATGCGGGATCAGGCACGGGCCTATCTTGAGCATGCCAAGGGCATGGAGCCCATCGCCGCATTGGCTGCTGAAAACGAGTCGCTGCGAACCCAGATGGCGCATCTGACGGAGCAGGTCGAGACGCTGACGGCGCTGCTGTCGGATGACGAGGGCACGGCGCCCCGGCGCGGCCGTCCGAGAAAGGATGCCGCGTGATGAAGCCTTGCAAGAAGGGCGGCAAAGGCCGCTAAGGAGTGAACCGCAATGACGCTGCTGACTATCGTTTCGAACGCCTGCGATAAGATCGGGCTGCCGCGCCCGTCGGCCGTCATTGCGTCTCAGGACCAGAGCTTTCGTGAGCTTCTTTCCTTCGCCCAACAGGAAGGCGAGGAGCTTTCGAAGGCGGTCCCCTGGCAGGAAATCACCAAGGAAACGTCATTCACCAGCGTGGCGGCCTATGCTCAGACGAACAGCATCCCGGCTGATTGGGACAGGTTCGTCAATGGGTCTATGTTCAACCGGACGCTTCAGCGGAAAATGCACGGGCCGATCACGCCGCAGGAATGGCAACAGCGGCTGGCGTTTCCCGCGTCGTCAACAGTCGAGTGGTGGTTCCGTGTCCGAGGCGGTCAGATACTGATCCATCCTCTGCCGCCGGCCGGAAATTCGGTATATTACGAATATGTCAGCAACCAGTGGGTTGACACCAACGCGGACGGGATTGGCGATAGTGCCACATGGACGGCTGATAGCAACACCGCCGTCATCCCGGAAGACCTGATTACCCTTGGGGTGGTCTATCGGTTCCTGCGTGCGAAGGGTCTCGCAACGTGGGAAATGGCGTATCAGACCTATCGGGATCAGGTGGCAAAAAAGGCGGTGCAACAGGAAGGGTCTCCGGTGTTGCAGACGGTCCGGCGCGGCTTCTATAGCGGCGCAGCCAACGTGCCGGAAGGGAACTGGCCATAATGGCTATCAAGACCAAAACAGCCTCGCTGCCGCCTCCCATCAAGGGGTGGAACGCTAAAGACGCCCTGGCGGATATGGACCCGCTGGAAGCTGTCATCCTGGAAAATTGGTTCCCGAATACGGCCGACGTCCAGTTGCGGAAGGGTTTCGAGGAATATGCCACGGGAATAGGCGGCTCTGTCGAAACGCTGATGGTCTACAACGGCCTGACCGGCTCCGAGATGTTCGCCTGTGGGAACGGCGGAATCTTCGATGTTTCGAGTGCTGGCGCGGTTGGAGCGGCCGTGGTCGGGAGCCTTGGCGGGACCAAGTTCCAGTATGTCAATTTCGGCACCCCCGGCGGTCAATTCCTGTGGTGCTGCAATGGCGTTGACGCGCCCCGCCACTACAACGGCACGACGTGGGCAACCCCGTCTATCACCGGCCCGACGGCTGCCAATTTGGCATGGGTGCAGAGTCATCAAAGCCGTCTGTGGGTCGGAGAGGTTGGCAAGCTGTCATTCTGGTATTTGCCGGTCAATTCCATCGCGGGGACGGCGGTCGAGTTCAACCTTGCCCCGCTTGCCCGCCTCGGGGGCTCGCTTGTCGGCATGGTGAGTTGGACCCGAGACGGCGGCGCCGGCATGGATGACTTGGCCGTCTTCGTCACCAGCGAAGGCGAGGCCATTGTTTACCAGGGAATCGACCCGGCTGCGGCTGATACGTGGTCTCTGATCGGCGTGTTCCGCATTGGCAAGCCCATCGGCCGGAACTTCTCGATCAAGACGGGATCGGACGCGACCCTGATCACCGAAGATGGGTTCGTTCCTCTGTCAAAGGTGCTTCCCATTGACCGGATCGGGGCCGAAAAGATCGCAATTTCGGATCGGATCAACGACGCTGTGAACACGGCCGTTCTTGAGGCCGGAAGCCTCTATGGCTGGCAAGGGTTCAGCTACCCACGGGGCAAGTGGATTCTGTTCAACGTCCCGACTGCTAATGCAAGCGGGGTGATCAATGGGGCGATGCAATTCGTCTTCAACGCCATCACCGGGGCTGCGTGCAAGTTCACCGGTATGGATGCCGCTTCTTGGGGTCTTTATGGGGATGCCCCGTACTTCGGCGGTATAGACGGCATCGTTTACAAAGCCGACACGGGGACCGATGACAACGGCTCAAACATCGAAGCCGACATGCTCCAGGCTTTCAGTTATTTCGGTTATCACGGCCAGCAGAAGTTGTTCAAGATGGTGCGGCCGGTGTTTGCCACCAACGGCCCATTCCAGGCGGCCTTGGGGATGAATGTTGACTTTGACATTATCCCGCCTCCGACCAGCCCGACCTTCACCACTCCTGGCTCGGCCGTTTGGGACGTTTCGGCATGGGATGCGTCAAGCTGGGTGGGTGATGTTTCGATCAGCAAGGATTGGCAGTCTGTCGCCGGCCTCGGGTTCGCCGGGGCGCTACGGATCGTGGTGGCCTCTTCGTCGCTATCGGTTTCGCTCCGGGCCACGGATTACATCATGGAGATTGGAGGGGCGCTTTGACCTTGGTCGTCGGCTATGACGAGGCGGTTGCGAAGTGGGTCGCAAGCCATATTCCTCATGCCGTTGCCGGGTTCGGCCCGTGCGTTGCTCTGGGGATGGCGATTGATGATGTGCTGATCGCCGGTGTCGTTTACCACGAATGGCGTCCGGCCTATAGAAGCGTCCAAATGTCGATTGCGGCTGTCTCGCCAAAATGGGCGACAAAGGGAAATCTTCGTGCTATTTTTGCTTACCCGTTCCTCGACCTGAAAGCGAATCGCGCAACCGCGATTACCCCCAAGCGAAATCGCAGGGCGCGTTACCTGATCGAAGGCACCGGATTTAAGCTGGAGGGCTGCGCCCGCAAAGGCTTTCTTTCGGACGATGCCGTGATTTACGGCATGCTGCGCAACGAATGCAGGTGGATTGATGGCTTGGGACGCTAACACCATTCAGAGTTTCTACGGAGATAAATGGTCTGGCATGTCGCCGGACTTGCAGACACTTGCCAATCAATACGCACTATCGGATCAGAGCATTAACGGCGCCTCTTTGCCTGCGTTCGATAGCTTCACGCCAGCATCGGCAGCCCCTCCCACTACGGGCCGGCTGTTTACGGAGGCTCCTGCCGCGTTCGCGGACAGCTCCATCGCGGCGTGGTCGGGCGTGCCCTGGACAAAGCAGATCGAGGAAGCCGCGCTTAGCCAGGGCAACGAGAATGGCTTCCGCAATGACGGAACATGGATCACGGCGCCAGATGGCTCGACGTTCGCTGTTGCTGATATCCTTGCCGGGCGGTCCATGGCCGACCTTGCCAGCCGGAACCAGCAATACAAGGCCGGGACGCTGGCGCCCGACGCCGTACCGTGGGTTAACACGGCCGATTACGGAAGCGGCGCAGGGATCGTCACAGGAAGCAAGGCCGAGCGCTTCGGCCCGGCAGCGTTTGGGCTTCAGAATAACGCCACTGTTGAACAGATGACCCAGGCGACCGGCCTGGACATCCCCGGCCAAATGCGCAGGGAATCGGCGGCGAATAGCGCAGTGATCGGAAAGGCTGCCCAGGACGAGGCTATCGGCAGAATTAAAGACAGCTTGCCGGACGTGTCTGGCCTTAAGCCTAACATGAACCTGGATGGCTCGATCAATTATGATTGGATGGTCCAGTGGGCCACCGGGAAGGCCACCAAGCCCGCTTGGGCAGATCAGTATGAGCAGGCATGGGACACCGCCGTTCAGGACTTCACAAAGGAAGCGCAGCAGCCTTCGCAGCAGCAGCAGCTTTCACAGGCGCTCTCTTCTCCGGCATCGTCACCGGCCTCCTCCCCCTCTGGCGCCTCCATGGCATCGGCGCTTCGCTCGATGGCGCCACAGGCGTCTCAGTCTTCGTCTGACCCGCTTGGTGCCGCTCGCCAGGATTGGGCAACGTGGGGCGCGGGTCAGGGTGATTACGCCAAGCCGTCATGGTGGGGCGGTGTCAGGGGCGGTGAATTCGCTCCGATTGCCTTGGAGGAGCCGGCGGCAGGAAGCCCGGAAGCCATGTCCCAGGAGGCTCCGTTCAACCCGGTCTATCAGCCCAGCACGGCCACCACGGCTCCTGGGTTTACGACCTCTGCGGCGATGGGTTTGGCGAACAGCAACGGCATGTATCAGCCGACATACGGGGCGAATGCGGGAAACATGCCGAGCGTCAGCACGTCTGACAATTCCGGCGTGCCAAATTACACCGATATCGGCGGGATTGTCGGGGCTGCGATTCCCGTTCCCGGTCTGGGCTTGGCGGGGCGCGGCATCGGCGCTGCATTCGACATTGGCGGCGCCAACAGCCAGCTTGAAAAGCAGGGACTTAAAGGCGACCTCGGCGTGATCGATTGGGGCAAGGCGGTCTGGCCGGAATGGGCCGGCGGAACGAACGCCCAGCAATCCATGGCGAACAGCGTCTTCGATCAAGGGTTCGCAGGCTCCTACACCACGCAGGGGCTACAAAGCGTGTCCCCGCTTGGCACCCGACAAGGGTCACAGGGAACCCTCCTTCAGACGATTACGAGCCCCTTTTTGATGGCTCCGGGTGGTCAGCACCAATGACAGATATAAACGTGGAAAACATGTCGCTTGCTATGCCGACGTCGCTCTTTAACCCGATGGATTTCATGATGGACCTGCACGATTCGTTAGATGTGGGAATTTGAGGTGATGAGATGAAAGACGAACCTAGCCAGCCCCAGGCGGTCAACCCGACACAGCTTGCCCAGGCGCAAAGCGCGGCAAATGTTGACACAGCCCGCGTCACAGGCCGGATCAACCGGATGGACGTTTACAATCCGTATTCGGCCACGACATATTCAGATCTCGGAAACGACCGCTATCGGCAGGAAACGGTTCTCAATCCGCAGGATCAGGCAGCCCTGGACCAGCGCCGCGCCATCACGTCTCAGCTTGGCGGCCTCGGGGAACAGCAGATCGGGAGGATTAGCGACAATCTCTCAACGCCGTTCAGCTATGCCGGAATGCCGGCATATCAGGCCGGCGTGGACACCAGCGGCTTGCCGTCTTTGACCCAGGATTTCAGCGCAGATCGCAAGCGGGTAGAAGACGCGATGTATGGGCAGGCCACCAGTCGGCTTGACCCGATGTGGCAGGAACGCGAACGGGCGATGGAAAGCCGCCTCGCAAATCAGGGAATCACGATGGGGTCTGAAGCGTATCAAGGCGCCATGTCCGACATGGACACCGCCCGGACGGATGCCTACCAAACGGCTCTGAACAGCGCTATTGCTGCCGGCGGGCAGGAACAGAGCCGGCTGTATGGCCTGACCAGCGGCCAACGTGCGCAGTTGTACGGCGAAGGCCAAAACGCCATGACCGCTCAGAACGCGGCACGTCAGAACGCCATCAATGAAGCGACGTTCCTTCGGGGTCTCCCGTTGCAGGAGCTGAACTCCCTCATGGGCAACACCAGCCAGATTCAGGCGCCGCAGGCTCCCAATCCGGGGCAGGTCCAGGTGGCACCGACGGACGTAATGGGGGCCTATGGAATGCAGCAGGCTGGACAGCAAAACGCCTATAACACCGCGCAGCAGTCAAATAATGCCGCTCTGGGTGGCCTGTTCAGCCTTGGCGGGAGTGGTCTCATGGCTTACGGCCTTGGCGGAGGGTTTAAGTGATGGTCGCTGATCTTCTCGGCTCTCTTCAGCCTAAGGACACCACCGCCGCACGCCGGCAGATGGCAATGGCGCTCATGAATCAGGGCCGGTCATCGGCTCCGATTCAGTCGCCCTGGCAGGGCCTCGCCAACATGGCGTCTGGATTGCTTGGAGCTTCGGTTCTTGGCGATGTCCAAAACCAGGAAGACACCAAGAAATCAGCGAAGGCGAAAGCCCTGTCCGAGGCAATCGCTGCGATGGCTGGCGGCGATACCACGGTGCAGGAACCCGTGTTCGGCGTCCCCGGCGCCGCGACTGTCGAGACGAAAAAGCCGGCTGCTTATGCCGCCGCGCTGCGACTCGCGCAGAATGATGAAACTGCGCCGATGGCCCTGGACATGACCATGAAGGCGCAGCAGCAGGACCGCGCTCAACAGCAGGCCGAGATTGATCGGCAGAACACTCTCCGTGACCGCGCTGCTGAGCGCGAGTCGACCCAGTCTTTCCAGCGCAGCCAGAGCCAGGAGAGCATGGCGAATCAGGAGCGCCTTGCCCGTCTCCAGATCGCCGCGACGCAGGGAAATTCCGCAGCCCAGCGGGAATTGCAGCTTGAGATTGCCAAGATGGGCCAGCAGGACCGGGCGCCGAACACCATCGAGACGGCCGAGGGCGTGTTCACGCTGAATCGTGACGGGACTTTGGGCAATCGCCTTGGAAGCCCCAAGGCCGGAGCGGCCATGAACAACGACCAGTCAAACGCTGCGTTGTATGCGGATCGCATGCGAGCGGCAGACGCTATCCTGACCGCTACAGGGCCGGTGCAGACCGACATGAAACAGCGGGCCATGGCGGCTATCCCCGGCGTGGGGAACTTTCTCGTGTCCTCTGAATTCCAGAAGGCCGACCAAGCGCAGCGTGATTTCATCAACGCCACTCTCCGTCGCGAATCCGGGGCAGCTATTAGCGACGGCGAATTCGCGAACGCCAGAAAGCAGTACTTTCCGCAACCGGGCGATGGCGACGAAGTCCTTGCACAGAAGGCCGCGAACAGGGCACTGGCCATCACCGGAATCTCTCGCGCCGCTGGGCCGTCCTACAAGCCGCAGACTTCGGCGCCCCCGGCACCCGGCCAGCCAGACCGTCTGGACAGGTCGATGGGGGCGAAAGGCGGCCTTTCCCCTGATGAGGCGGCCGAGCTTGCCTCGCTTCGCGCACGGTTCGGGGGTGGGAAATGACACCGCAAGAGGAACTTGCCGCGCTTCGGCGCCTTGCCGAGCTTGAGGCGAAGGCGGGGGCATCGACCAAGCCCATGACCGATAGCGGCGCCACCTGGGGCGCTGGTCAGTCGTTTGGTACGGGTGCTGTGCAGGGCTTTGGTGACGAAATCATGGCTGGCGTGGCGGCGGCAAAGGAGGCTCTGACCGGAGGGCTTCCCTATGGCCGCGCTTACGATCAGGCGCTATCGATGTATCGCGGCGCCCGCGACAAATACCGCGAGGAAAGCCCGTGGAAGGCTGGCCTCTCGGAAGCCGCCGGAAGCCTTGCCACGGCGATTCCCGCCGGGGCTGCCGTTATGCCTGCCAGGGCCGGTCTTGCCGCTAACGCAGCGCTTGGCATGGCGCAGGGCGGTGTTTATGGCTTTGCCGAGGGCGAGGGCGGTGTGGGCGAGAGGCTTGCCAGTGGTGCGACTGGCGCGGCAATCGGCGGCGGTCTTGGAGCGGCTGTTCCGGCAGCGGCTGGCGCTATTGGCAGGGCAATTACCCCTGTCAGGTCGCAGTTGACGCCAGAGGCGCAGCGTCTCGCCGGCATCGCGGCGCAAGAGGGCATCGATCTCACCCCGGCTCAGATCAGCGGTTCTCCTGCTCTTAAGACCATGGAGAGCGTGTTTGAAAGCCTCCCCATGACCGGGGGGCCGCAACAGGCTATCAGGGATGCCCAGCGGCAGCAGTTCAACAGGGCTGTCCTGAAGCGTGCCGGCATAGATGCGGACAACGCAGCTCCTGACGTTCTCCAGGCAGCGCAAACGCGGCTTGGGGGGGAGTTTGACCGGCTGGCAAGCGGAAACACCGTCATGGCGGATCAGGGTCTCCTTGACGATCTTGCGCGGGCTGATGCGTCTTACCGGAAGAACCTACCGCCGGATCAGCAGGCTATCGTGGGGAACTACGTCAACAGCTTGGTTGACCTGATGGGGCAAAACGGGGGCGCCATCGACGGGACGACGTATCAGACCATTCGCTCGCAGATGACGCGGCGCATGAGGACCGCGACCGACCCTGAACTGCGGCAGGCGCTCAAGGATGTTCGGAACTCCTTGGACGACGCAGCATCTCGCTCTATCAGCCCCGATGACGCTGCGGCCTGGGATGCGACCCGCCGGCAATATGCCAATCTCAAGACCATCGAAAAAGCCATGAGCAACAGCCAAGCCGGGACAGCGGCGGGCAATATCCCCCCAACCGCGCTTTCCGGTGCCGTCAAACAGGGATCGTCGGACTTCGCAAGGGGAGGCGGAGACCTGAACGAGCTTGCCCGCGTTGGGACTTCGTTCGTTCGAGACAGCGTTCCTAACAGCGGGACGGCTCAGCGCATGATGATGCAGAACCTGATGACGGGTGGCGTTGCCGGCGGCGCTGGGTATTTGGGTTCTGATAGTCCGGCGGCTGGCGCTGGCGCGGCGGCTCTTGGTTTCTTGGGGCCGAGGGCAATCCAAGCGGCATATCTCTCGGGGACCGGCGGGAAGTACCTCGGAAATCGCATGGTTCCGAATTTGATGGCGGAAGACAAGCGCCGCGCGCTAGCCCGTCTGCTTGCGCAAGGCAGCGCAGCGGGCGCTTCTGTTTACAGTGAGCAGTGATGATGTATAATCACCGCGTAATCGTGAGGTCGGAAAATGGCTCGTAACGGCTCAGGCGTGATGTCAATTCCGTATCCGTCCTTTGTGGCGAATACGACTATCCAGAGTTCTCAGGTTAACTCCGATTTCTCGACCATCGTCGATGAAATCACGAATTCGATTGCGGCCGATGGGCAAACGACCATCACGCAAAACATCCCGTTCAATTCGAAGAAAATCACCGGCCTCGGTGCGGGAACTGCCCGGACGGATGCCGCCAGCCTCGCAACCGTCCAGGATGGCGCTGTGATTTGGTGCGGCACGGCGGGCGGAACCGCTGATGCGCTCACGCTGTCGCCGTCCCCCGCGATCACCGCTTACGCGGCTGGGCAGGTCTTCCGATTCAAGTCCGGGGCTTCGGCAAACACAGGAGCATCTACGGTTTCCGTTTCCGGCCTAACTGCCATCGCCATTCAGAATGACGGGTCGGCTCTCGCCTCTGGTGATATTGCCGCGAATAAGTGGTTTGAGGTCCTATACGATGGCGCCGCGTTTCAACTGACCCGAAACCGCCTCGGTGGGACCGGGACGGGCGATGTGGTCGGGCCTGCCAGCGCGACGTCAAACGCGCTCGCTCTCTTCGACGGCACTACCGGAAAGCTTCTGAAGGATTCCACCTACACCATCACGGCGGCGGGGGCGGCGCTGTTGGACGATGCTAACGCAGCAGCCCAGCGCACCACGCTAGGGCTGGTGATCGGCACCGATGTGCAGGCGTATGACGCCACGACCATGAAGACCGGGGCGTACCCCACCCTCGTGAGCCTCGAAGGTCTCTCCCTGGCTTCCGGCGACATCCTCTACGCCACGGCTGCTGACACCCTGGCGCGACTGCCGAAGGGCACGGATGGCCAGTCACTGGTGCTGGCGTCTGGCGTGCCTTCGTGGGCGACGGCTGGTGGCGGCGGGGCGCTCGAATACGTCTCCAGTGCAACGGCGTCGAGCAGCGCGTCTGTCGCGTTCACCGGGCTGGCGAGCGGGTACGATTATATCGTGGTCGCTGACAGCTTGCTCCCGGACACCAGCAACACGTTCCTCCGCGTTAATGTCGGGACTGGCGGCACGCCCACATACCAAACGACTGGCTATGTTGGGCAGTCATCCAATTTCATCGGGTCAGCGACGGGGTCGTGGTCGGCGGGGACGTTTAATGGCGGCGTGTACGAGATAAATTATAACGCGGGCGCAACCACTTCTGGAGATGGGGGGTTGGCGTTCACCATCGTAAATCCTGGCGGCGCTACGTCTAAGGCAATGTTTGCAGAATACGGCTATCGGCACAATTCGACCGGCGACCCCGCACAGTCTAAGACGATGGGGCGGTGGGATACGACAACCGCTGTTACGGCGATCAAGTTCTACTATTCGTCCGGAAACGTCGCCACGGGTAATTTCATCCTTTGGCGTCGCAAGAGGAGTGCATAGCCATGACCCGCACTAAAGTCGTCAATGGCGAAACCCTCCCCTGTACGCCGGAAGAAATCGCAGAGATAGAAGCGCGGGAAGCCGCCTGGGCTGCCGGTCAAGCCGAGCGCGACCGGGAGGCACACAACGCCCCCATCCTGGCCGAGATTGCCGCGCTTGATGCCAAGCGTCTGCGACCCTCGTCCGAGATGGCGCTGGCCTTCGCCAATGGCGTGGCCCCCGATCCGGCCGACGTGGCGCGGCTGAACGCCCTGACAGCCGAGATCGCCACGCTCAGGGCTGGGTTGATGTGATGTGGTGCCTGCATGAGCCGCTTCCTTGATATCGCCGTCGGATGCGCCCTGCTGCCTGCGATCCTTATCAGGGCGATTTATGATCTACTCAGGGGGAAGTGATGACCGCAATTCTGATCCTGCTATGGGGCGTGCTCGGGGGGCTGTGGCG